GAAGAACTGGAAGGCCGGGTCCTGGTAGAGGCCGGTGAGGTGGATCGGGTCGGCGTAGAGCGTGAAGTTGCCCATCGCCGTCACCGGCTGCACGCCGTTGGCCGACATCGTGGCCTTCGCCCGCAGGATCAGCTGCATCGTGAGCTGGCCGTTGTTCACGTCGCCCGTTGCGCTGATCGCCGCCGTGGTCGCGGCCATCGCATTCCCCGACGTGGTGAACGGCCGCATGATGACCGGCGCGACTGCGCTCACCACCGGGTTGCCGGTGGTGACGTCCGCCACGGTCACGTTGCCGCTGAACGTGAGCGTCCCGGAATAGCCGCCCGGCGCCGTGCTGGTGTTGCTGCTGGAGCCCGAGAAGGCGAGGTTCGCGAGCCAGGGGTTGATCGTGCTCGGCGCCGCGCCGTCCGCCGTCACGCCGGTCAGCGTGTACACGTCGCTGCCGACCGTGACCGCGAGCGTGTTGCTGCCGCTGACCGCGACCGGCTGGCCGGAGCTGTTCAGCGTCATGAAGAAGCCGCGCACGTCATCGACATGCACGGTGGTCGCGGGCGCGCCGAGCGTCCCGGTGACGCGGGTATTGCCGCCCATGTACTGGTCGAACAGCGCGCGCTGCGCCAGCGTGTCCACGCTGCGCGAGGCCTGCTCGCCGAGCGCATAGGCATTCTGCAGGAAGAGGTCGTCGATCGCCACTTTTGAGGTCGCGACGTTGAGCTGCATCACGCCGGGATACTGGGCGACGCCGAGCGTGTATTGCTCGACCGAGTAGTTCTGCGGTGTCAGGCCCGAGGTGAAGTCGGTCACCGAGGCCGGCGCCATCGGCGCGGTGATCGCCGGCAGCAGCCCGACGCGCGTCTTGGTGATCGTCTCGCCGATGCCGGCCATGAACGGCTCGCGGTCGGCGATGGCGCGGAACCCGAGCTTCGCCACCAGCGCCTGGCGGAAGCGCCGCTCCAGATAGCCTTGCTGGATGACCGACTGAATTGCGGCCGGGAGATCGTTCAGTGCCATGAGGAGAAACTCGCTTTCGTGGATGCGGCGCCGTCGCGGCGCCGCGGATCAGTCGGTCCCGCGCGTGTTGCCGGCGCGCGCCGTCACTTCCGCCAGGCGCGCCGCCTCAGCGCCTCGTCGAACTCGGCATCGGTCATGTCCTTGGCGGGCTTGCCGGCGCCGGTGCCGGCCGGCGGCGGCGGCGTCTCGGTGCTGCTGGTGCTGGCCTGGCCGAACAAATAGGGCTTGGCCTTCTTCATCTCGGCGATGAGTTCGGCCGCATTGGCCACCTCGCCGGAATCGTCCAGCTTGACCTTGCCGAGATCGAGCAGCGCGAGCACGTCGGCGACGCTGCGCGCACCGGCATCCTTCGCCGCCACTTTCAGGTCGGCGCGGATCGCCTTCTGCTGCGCGCCGGCCGCTGCCTCCGCCGCCTTCGTCTCCGCGGCCTTCACCTTCGCGGCGTGCGCGGCCTCGGACTCGGCGGCCTTCCTGGCCACATCGGCGATCGCGTCGTCGCGTTCCTTCGCGGCCTTCTCGGCCTCGGCGCGGTGCTTGTCGGCGTTCAGCCGATGGCCCCTGACCTCGTTCGCGAGCTCGGTCGCGCGGGCCTTGGCCCCCTCCAGGTCCCCCTTCATCGCGGCAAGCTGCGCCTGCAGCGTTTCGAGCGCGGGCGCGCCCTCGTTGCCTTCTGCCATCTCGGTTCCTCGTGTCTGGCTGGCCCGTCGCGGGCGTCGGTCCGGCTGCCGGCCGGGGCGGTCAGGCGGGAACGGCCTCGGCCGCCTTGGTCTGTGCGTTCTGCCGGGCGAGGCGTTCATCCTCGGCCTTCTGGTCGGCCGCGATGCGCGCCAGCTCGGCTCGGTGGTCGGGCACGTCGTAGACGTCGGCGGTGATCCCGACCGCCGTCTCCCGGCTCATCACGCCGGACTGCGTCAGGATCTGCAGCGTCTGCGACTCCGCGCGCCGCTCCTCGGCGCTCGGCGGATACCAGTCCTGCCAGATCAGTCCCAGCCGGCCCGGCGGAGTCCGCGGAAACGGCTTGCCGCCGCAGGTGATGTCGAACGTCCCGGCCGCATCGAGCACCATGCGCAGCATGCGCTTGAGCGCCTGGTTGCCGTAGCTGGTGCGGACCTGGCCGGCGAGCCCGATCAGCCCGTGGTTCATCACCTCGAGCGCCCGGCCGGACTGGGCGGCGCTGAACCTGTTGGGATCGGAGCGGTTGCCGTGCATGCTTTCCAGCGCGCTCTCGCGCAGGAACCGCACATACTCGACGACCGCGGCGGCGGCCGTGCCGCCGATCTCCAGCAGCTTCGCGTCGCCCTTGTCGCTCACCACCAGGGCATTGCCGGCGCCCTTGACGAACTGCTCATCCGCGGCGGCCGGTTCCTTCACGACCAGCGTCGGGTCGGAGGAGTATTTCAGCCCGCGTCCGGCCTGCGAAAGCTGGTATTCGATCTCGATCTGCGTATCGATCGCCGGCTTGAACGTGCACGCCCCGTCGCAGGGCGCCCCGGTCGCGCTCGGGCCGGGCAGGTTCCTGATCCAGACCATCGGCACGAAGCCGAGGCCGTGCTGCACGCTGCGGGCGTCATCGACCACCGGGCCCGCGGTCTCGTTCGGCTCGGCGGTGACCGGCCACGGCAGGTACCAGAGCTCGGCGCTGCAGTCCCACATGCGCCGGAACCAGAACCACCGCGAGAGATCCTTGTCCGCAATCGCGTAGCCTCGCTCGCGCAGGGCGCTGCCGCGGACCTTGTATTGCTCGGTCACCGACTTGAGCGTGTCCGGAGCATCCGGCTGCCATTCCGGCGTCAGGAACGCGGTTCCCATCACCGACCAGAACACGCGCCCCTTCAGCACGCGCAGCAGCACGACGACCGACCCGACCGAACCGCACACCGCCGCCTCGGTCATCACCGTGGCGAGCGCCGTCTCCTCGGCCAGCTCGTTCAACGCCGCGGCGACCGCGACATCATCGCAGGTCACCCGGGGGAAGCGCTCCTCCCCGAACACCAGCGTCGCCGCATCCTCGGCGACGATGCGGCAGAGATTGTAGCGCACGCTCGGCCGGCGGTCCCGCAGCGGCACATATTCGCCGGCGTCCGTCTTCTCGCGATGGAACGGGTGCCGCAGCACGTCGTAGAACGAACCGTCGAGCACCGCGCGCAGCACGCCAATCCACCACGCACGCTCCGGCAGATCCTTGTCGCGCGTGTGCTTCTCGGCGATCGTGTCGAACATCAGCGACGGCTCTTCTCGGCACGGCCGATCGCGCCCTGGCCCCCGTGCTTCGCCATGTCACCGTCCCAGGAAGTTGATGCGGGTCCACTGCGTGCGCCGGGGCGGGGTAGCCAGTTCGCCGAAGGCGTCGCTCAGCGCATCCACCTGATCGTCCTCGCGGCCCGCGGGGAAGGCCCGCAACTCGGCCGCGAAGGCGCTGTTCCACGCCCCGCGCAGCATCGTCACGTTGCCGGCGTTCACCTGGCTGGCCACGGGAGCGGCGCGGGTCTCCTTCGAGCCGGTCGGCCAGTCCGACTTCACGCGGAACCCGACCAGCCGCGCCGTCAGATATTGCACCTGCATCTTGCCGGCCTGGCCCGGGTCCTGCGGCAGCCGCACCGGCACGCCGCCTCCGTCATCGCGCGCCGTCCGCAGGATCGCGGCCTCGACCTGCTCGGGCGATCCGCGCAGCCGCTTCACATCGAGCACACAGAATTTCGGCACATCGCCGGCCATGGTGCGCCGTAGCTTCAGCCCGACCGTGGCATCGCCGCCCTGCGCGGTCGCGGCGAGGTCCCAGGCCCGCACATCCGCGCCCGACGGCACGGTGTCCACCACCGCGATCCGGTCCGGCTCGAAGAAGGCGCCACTCTCGGGATACGGCTTCTGCTGGTAGAGCGCATACCAGGCGCGCGCCTCGCCGCCTGACGCGCGCCGCTCGCGCTCGGCGAGAAGCTGCGCGCCGAAACCGTAGTCATCGTCAGCCCACAGCGGCTCGCCGGGCGCCCGCCCGAGCGGGTCATCCTGCTCGGCCAGCGCCGGCAGGCAGAGCAGGCGCCACGCCTTGGGCTCGCGCTCCAGCAGCCGGCCCGCCAGGTCGTCCTCGTGCCAGCGCGTCATCACCAGCACGATCCGCCCGCTCGGCTTGATGCGGGTGCGCAGGTCCCGGTCGAACCACTTCCAGGCCTTCTCGCGCTCGACCGGCGAATCGGCGACCGCGGCCGACTTCACCGGGTCGTCGATGACCGCCAGGTCGCCGCGCTGCCCGGTGACGTTGCCGCCGACACCCGTGGTCCAGACCCGGCTTCCGTTGGTCGCCTGCCAGTGGCCGACCGCCTCCGTCGCCAGATCATAGCCGAGCACATCGGAATGCGCCCGGATCACCTTGTGCTGGGCGGCGCTGAACTGCTCGGCCAGCTCGCCGGTGTGGGCCGCGACGATGACCCGCTGGTCGCCGCGGGCCATGAACCAGGTCGGGAACAGGATGGTGGCGTAGGTCGTCTTGGCGGAGCCGGGCGGCATCTCGATGATGCACCGCGCGCCCGGCGTCTCGGCAACCCATGTCAGCTCGCGGACCAGCAGCCGGTGATGCGCGGCAAGCCCCCGTGCATCCGACGCCACGGTCCTGACCGTGTGCGCGCAATAGGGATGGAGGTTACGGCGCAGGAGGCGCCGCACCGCCTCCGTCGACAGGCGAAGCCGCTGCTCCGCCAGATTGCGCCAGTTGCTGTTCGATGTCGGCAAGCTGTTGCTGCACCTCTGCGAGGCGGTCGCGCAGCGCCTCGTCCGAGAGCCGCGAGAGCTCGTCCCTGTCGTCGCCGGCCGCGGCGCGCACCAGAGCCGAGGCCGCGGCCACCCGGGCGTTCACGTTGGCGCTGGCGTCGGCGGCGATGTCCTGAAGGATCTTGCGGGCGTCGCGCTGATCCTGCGATTCCGGTTCGCCAGTCGGGGGCGCCGGCATCCCGGGCCCCTTCGCGGGTCCGCCCCACCCGGCGCCCCTGGCCGGGCCGCCGACCATCGGCTTCGGGATGTCGGGCGGCGCACCGTCCGGCCGCGTCCAGCCCTCGCGCTTCGCCCGGCGCCGGATCTCGGCCGCAGGCAGCTTCGCGGGGGGGGCGCCGGTGCTTCTCCGCGATCCGCTCCAGCGTGAGCGTCGAGTCGCGGAAATCGCGCTCGATCGCCGCCCAGTCGTGCTTCGGCGGCCGGCCGTTCGGCGCCCCTGTCTGCCGGGGTCTCCCAGCCATCAGCCCGCCATCGCCGCGACCCGGACGCCGCCCTCGACGGAAGTCACGAACAGCAGCCGGCCAGCCGCCGGCGTCGAGACCAGCAGCATGTCGCCGACGGCGACCATGTCGGCGGCGTCATCGAAGAACCCGGCCGCCACTACCTCATCGGGGCCCGCCGGCGGGATCAGCTCGCCGCAGAGCGTGGGCACATGCGCCCGGTAGTGCCACAGGGTGAATCCCTGCGCGTAGGCGAGGACGGACAGGTTGCGGATCGCAAATGCCACGGCACCCTCGGATTCGCCTTGACGGGATTGGCGGGAGTGCTCTCCTCCCTGTCACGCCTCGCGCTCCGGCGTTCGAGTCCGCCGTTCGCCCGGCGGCAAGCCCAGGATCAGCCTCCGGCGCACGCCTTGCCCCATCGCCCCTGGCTCCGGCGGCCTCACGCCATCAACGGCTGATCCCGGCGAGGAATGCTCTCCAGATGCCCTATGCGGCGAACTCGCACACCGGCCGGTCATTCGCCGGATCGGTCACGAAGCCCGGGCACCGAATGCCGGGCGGCACGATGGCCCGTCGCGGGCAGACGGGCGAGGTGCAGATCGCCGTCGTCGGCGGACAGGTGCAATCGCGCGCCGGGCCGACCAGCGGCACCTCGATGCGGGCCACGCAATCGCGATCGTCGCCGCTGAACAT